GCTCATGCGCGCTAAGCTCCAATTCACTCTGCCGCTCTGCATTCTACAACCTCCTAAAATTTCGCGCATCATAAGCAACTTAACTTGATGCTAAGCATTCATACGAGTTAAAAAGCAAAATTCATGTCAGTCTGCCGCTGCGCATTCTACGACCTCCTGGAATTTCGCGCGTCATAGCAACTTGACGTTGAGCATTCTCACTGATTACGCGAATCTCCTCTAGCTGATCCTGAAATATAGCCATCAACCCGTCCAAAACCGCTTCATGCAGCGCAATCTTTAATTCCAACATTTGTATTCGCTGCCACGTCCCTTCAACCTCGTTACTCGCATGTTGACGCTGCGATTTCAATGCATCAACGAGGCGGTTTAAATCACCCTCTTGTTCCATAATGTCGTCTTGAAAGCTGCGGGTTAAATCCCTCAATTGATCAAAATTCAACCCACCTGTCATATGGGTCACGACTTCGGCAATATCATCTCGACGAGCGTCCACCAGAGCGGCAATTGGATTCATTTTTAAAGTTGTGTCCAAAAACCACCACAGCCTAGGATTCTTTCCTAGAAAATTCCTAGCAAGTTACTAGAAAATTCCTAGAATCCTAGGAATTGTTTGTTTTTATGCCACAAATTCCAGGACACAACTTTTAAAACCTATCTTTCAACCACAATGAGTTCCATGTTTGTCGGGGGGTACTTGCAGGCATCCGAAATTGATAATCTGTGCAAGGTCCTTGCGGAAGCGCGATTGGAATTGCAAGGTCACCCTGCAACCAACAAAATGTATTACATCAGCGCGTTCATGGACTTTGGGCAAAACAACGGTAGCATCAATGTGTCCCTCGCAATCCCCATCGTTGAAACCGTCTGCCCCGATTGGATAAGCGAACCCGCGAGCAACGAAGACGCTATCCGAGTGGCGACTAAGATTATGATCGATCTTCAATTCGCCAAGACACTTGCGCGCATAGAAGAATACGTGGCTGTTGTAGTCAAGTATCAAGCGGAAGAAGCGACATGGAGCAAAGTGGTCGAGAAAACTAAAGAAGACGTCCGCGCCGAGGAAGCGAAGCGCGCTCGCACGAAAGAGGTGTGACTAGACGACGAGATATCCGCATGGCTCGATCCGAGCCCTTCGTATCTTACTCCCTACCAGCGAGACAACACCGCCGTAGACGCACTACTAGAACTGCATGCGCGTACTTCTATTGCCCACGTTTGCAATAATTTATCTGCTATTGAAAAAAAACGCGTATTCCAAGAGCTCATTGCCGAATTTGCATGTGCGCGCCGCAACGCTAGTTTTTAGATCTCCATGAAAAAAAAGATTCGCTAGTTGTATGGGGGCTGAAAAAAAACCACAGCCTACTGAAAAAATAAATAACACGCGCCGCCAGTTTTTTATGTGCGCTAAAAAAGTACAAAACTGGGGTCCTCAGTTTACTATTGCCAAACAGCACATGTATACAAAACGCGAGTATGACGCTACTAGTTTCAAAAATGCCTTGTCTAAAGGAGCATCCCCCAAAATAGTAAAGCTTTTAGATACCATACAAAAAATAGACGAGCACGACATGCAAACCCACGGTAAGCTTTACAAACACTTCATTTTTTCTGATGTCGATGAAGGCAACTACGGAGCACGTCTCGTGATAACAGCACTCATCGCTAACGGATTCACCAACATGATTCCTGACATGCGCACCATCAAAAAGCCTACAGGAGACCCTACCAAGCGTACCTTTGTTTATTTATCCAGCAAGCCCGTCGAAGTAAACGGAAAAGAGTATACGTTTGATGGCTACGTGCAGGCATACGATTTAGAAGGGAGAGCCCTCAAAATGGACGAAGACAAAAACGTCGGGCTCACAGGAATCAAAGAGTACCGACCCGCCATGAAAAAATACGTCACGGAAGCATTTAACGCGTCGTCCAACAACTACGGGGACCATATACGATTTATTGTTCTGGACAGGAAATTCAAAGAGGGTCTTGATTTGTTCGACGTCAAGTACGCTCACCTGTTAGAAACCATGTCCCCGTCTGAAACGACGCAAGCGGAAGGTCGCGGTACACGCAACTGCGGGCAAAAAAATCTGGAGTTCAAAAGCAATGAGGGGTGGACCCTTCACGTATACCACTATTTGCTACGGCTGCCCTTAAAGTACGCCATGTCCCACGGCTGGACCCAGAATTACGAAGAGATGCTGAAACAGTTCAGTGACGCCGACGACCGTACAGAAACTCTCACGAACGCATTTACCTTACTTTCCATAAAATCATCCGTCGATCGCGCGCTCTCCCATGCATTGGAACAGCAATTCCAAAAGGGAGGAGGACTTGCATTTTCCGAAGATCTAACAAAAGTACCCGACTTTGAAACGGCCTGGCGAGCCGCAAAAGCAGCAGGCGTGAATTTGACGTACGCCGCGTGGGAGCGCACGAAAAAAGCGGCTGCTGAAGCCAGAGTCAAAGGGATTGCATTGGCGTCATCCACATGGACACGGGCGAAAAGCGCGGCGAAACGCGGGTGGCGGCGCTTCACGCGCAAGAGTAGTCCGCGGGTCAGTCCAAAAGAAATAGTGGTAGAACCTGTGGAAGAGGATACGTTTGAAAACTTTTACAAAAAGTTTGCATTGAAGCCCGTGAGCGACGCGCAGCTGGCATCTCTCAATGTCAATACTCCCCCGTTGTCGGCATTCCAAAAAGACATTGCTCGCGCTTTTGGCCACGCAGGTCTTCCTACGTTACCCGTGGAGTCGCAATGCAACCGACCAAAGCCTGTGGAGGGAGAGAAGGAGGAAAAGCGGGGAGCCGCAAAACTAAACTTGACGCAAAACTTTTTGCGACTCTACGTTACGCCTACCTCATCGGACACACCCATTATGAGAACCAAGGGGATGCTTCTTTGGCACAGCACGGGCGCAGGGAAAACTTGTACGGCCGTTGCCATCGCGTCCAATTTTGAAGAAGGGGGCTACATGGTGGTCTACGTGTGCCCTGGACAGTTGACCAGTGAAATCAAGAAAAATGTATGGGATTCCAAAAACATCTGTCACGGACGCAATTTAAAGGAACACTGGGGTAACCTCCAAGGCATTGACATGAAATACGACGACGCGTGGCTCGGCGGACCTATGAGTTACAAAACCTTTACCAATTTGGTGCAAGGGCTTGCGGGCAAGGGAGGCGGGAGCCAAGTATTAAAAGATAAAGTTCGGCGGTTTGACGACCGTCACGGCATCAGCGTCAAGCAGCGACAAGACGACCCCTTTCACAAAATGCTCCTTATCATTGATGAAGCCCAAAAGCTTTACAGCAAAGAGCTCGGGCCACTTGAACAGCCCCACATGCCGACTGTAGAAACGTATTTGCACCAGAGCTACGCGAAGAACGAGGCAGACCCTTCCTATACATGCGCGCGTGTCGTGCTGATGACGGCCACTCCCATTTCTAAAAGCCCCTTTGAGCTGTTTCAGCTTCTCAACCTGATTCGCCCGAAATCCGACGCGCTTCCTCTCACGGACGCCGCATTCAAAGCGTCGACTCTGGTCGTAAATCAACTAGGGGACCCCAACAACGCTGCCATCATGCAAAAATTAGAAGGCTACATCAGCTATTTGGATTTGTCTACCAACCGAGCACGCTTCGCTCAAAAGCGGCATCATTACATTGAAGTGCCGATTTCTGGGTCGGCCGAACCCGCGCTGCCTCAGGTAGATCGAAAGGTCATTGAAGCGAATAAGAAAGAAATGGAGAAATTGAAATTGGCGGATTGTAAAGGCACAAAAACCGCTTGCGCCAAGCAGGTCAAGGCAGATCCTGAGATTATGGCACTAGAAGCGCAACTAAAAGCACCGAAAACTAAAAAGAAAAAGGCCTACGACAAGACTACGGATTACTCGCAGCTGGGCGCGCTGGAGATGTGTGCGAACAAATATTTAACTGACGCGCCGAAGCTTGATTTCTATCCTTCCGCTACGTTTCAAGACGAGATTGCAGGATTCAAATATCGAGATGGTCCGAAAGGAATGGGATACTACGCCGTTTGGGCAGAGTCCCCTGAAAAAGTGGCCTCTCATGTAGCAGAAAGTATAGCTGATGTGCGCAACGAATTGTCAGTGGCCGCAGGCGTTCCAGTAACGGTAGACACCAATTACGTCAAAACCGACTTCGAGCTCAATCGCGTGTTTACAGGATGGGTGTATGAAAGTAAGGGGCCCAAAGGACGCGGGTATTATTTACTGGACTTTAAAGGGGAAAAATTTGTCCCTTCGAACAATTACCGCGGCGACTTTGCGAAATGGCTATACAACAAAAGCAAAGACGGCTTGGGGTATTATGCCCGAGTAGCAGGAGACCGCGTTGCAAACAAGCTGGGGTACAGGCGCAAAACTGCTCGCGCAGATAACAAAACGGTCAAGGCGGCAGCGGCGGGAGGTAGGCGCAGTCTTCGCGCGAGGTAAGAGTTAAGGCTTCGGGATCGGAGTGACTTTGGCGACATGATTTATGAATTTGGCGTCGACGTCGTTGCAAATGCTAATGATAAATTGGTGATACTCATCGTTCTGCCGATTATCAGGATCTTCGTATTTGGGATTGTCCACGCACCATACGTCAGACAAATGGCGCAGGTAGCGCTGTCGAAGCATGTTGATGTGCATCTGAAAGAGCGGGTCGATTTGCTCTTGATCCTGTACCCAAGTGTTTCCTTCTTGCTTCACGGCGAGTTTGCATCTCTTTACGTCGGTGCAGTGAATAGGACGTTCGTCTACGGCACACTTGGCGAGTTGATCGATAATGAATTGCCCGATGGGTTTTTCCGAGTCCAAGCACACAGGCATACTTCCCATAAATTCTTCCAGGGTAGGCGCATTCTTGCACGTGTCGTTCAAGAAGGTGGCGAGGTTAAACGTGCAGTTCGTATTGTTCATGATGGTTTGAGGGCGTGCAGCAATTTCGTGCAAGAGACGCTCCATTTCTGCCGAGTGGCGTGCGTCGCGGTCGGCTTGTTCCCGAAGCAGTTCGAGTTTCTCGGCAGCAGCGCGAGCATTGGTTTCAGCGATTTCGTGCGCAAGACGGTCTACTACAAACGTAAGGGCTGTCGCTTGATACCGCTCTGCCGATAGTTTCTGGGCCACGTCACACGTCCTTTCATGGCGGCGAAGCGTGGATTTCGTGGCATAAATCTTGTCGCACACGCAGGCGTGCCCTGTAATGGCGCGGTGGCGCTGCGATTTTAAGTGATTTTTCCAACTGGATTTTTTATCCGTCACGTAAGCGCATTCGAGGCACTGCATGTTTTTATAGAATAATCCTAAAAATAATCTTTAACTGCATAATATGCAGTTGTGCAGAAAAATTATGCTCGCCAGACCATAATTTTGTAATCTTTCATGGAATGCCTTACGATGTATGCAGTGCGATAAATAATATTTCAAAACGTGCCAAATCCTGCACAATTATGCTTTTGCATTACACCACACCATAGATGGTCTCGCTGCATACCAAAATGAATGGAATTATGGTGTGGGCGAGCATAATTGCGATGTAGACATTTTCAGCACGGCGGCACCTAAAAAATGTCAGTCATGATTTTTAATTGTCCGATTATACAAAAATGGCATTGAAATGCAGTGAAAGTCGTAACTTGGATGATTTTTCGCGTTCGAAGTCCCTTTTGGACATTTTGGACATTTTTAAAAATGTCCAATTCTCAATATTTTGATAACCTAACATTTTTTTCATTTTTTTCTCTTGTATCTACAAATGGACAACGCAAGTAGGGACGCCGAGCTTGAACGACTTGCAAACGAAGGCTACAATGTAAGTTTACTGAATGAAAGTGATGACGCCATGAGCGCGTATGTAAACGGTGATTCATGCAATAAATACCGCAACATGGGATGGTTTAGTGGATCGCCTGATAAGCCCTCAAGTCTTCAGCGCAAATACATATCGTGTAAATCGGCCAATAAAGCACAAGGAATGGGTGGATCGCGTAGACGTCGCTCTAGGTCGCGTCGGTCGAGGCGCTTTCGTTCACGCCGATACAGGCGGTAAGAATCTACCCAAGGATGCCGCGGGTATTCAGAGTGCAACATAAGTCTATGCTCGCCCACACCATAAAAGTACTAGAGATATATTACTTGGACAGCATCTATGGTGTCAAAATGGCCAATGTTCAAAAAGAGCAAAATCCTGCACAATTATGCTCGGGGATTTCGCCACAGCATAATGGTGCGAGTACAAATCGATTTCTAGAAAATTATGGTGTGGCCGAGCATAATGGGTTTGACGGACATTTTGAACAAATTCGTCTCGAAAAAGTCAGTGTCCATTTTTAATGAGGAATCGATGATAATATGTGACCATCATGTAGCGCGACTTTTTTCTTTATCTCTTTTCATCCATCGAATCGGTCGTATCTCCATTTTGGACATTTTTAAAATGTCCATTCTCTATATTTTTACCAACCCTCGAAAAAAAAAGAAAAATGAAGTAATGGGTATGAGACCGTGTCATTGGTGTGCATACATGCGGGCACGCTGGCCAACCGAAACCTGCACTAAATATAAATTGCCATGCAAAGAAGCTCTAAGGACGTGCAAAGAGCGCGATTTTACCCCTAACTTTCGTCATATCAAAAATATTAGGTTTGAATAATTTCATCGACTAATTTTCGGGGGGCTTCGCAAGTCCGAATTCGGGTATCGTCAATAGGATGATTGGTCAATTGAAGACCGACGCCAACCATTTTACGCAGCAGTGAAAAGGTCGCTTGGTCATGCCGATGTTCATTAAATATGGACGAGTTGGGGGCGACGCTGGGAGTGTCATCTATAAGATGGTAATCGCACATGGTATTGTACCAACTCTCTACGAGACGTACTGTGTCGGGTGTTCGCCGTAAAGCGAAAAAGGAGGCGTGGTATTGAGGCGTGGAAAGATAGTCCATGGCATGTAGGGCAATCGCCAAGTCGGTCTTGCAATACTCGTGTTCGGGATAAGGTAAGCTAACGGCGGCGATCCCGTTGCAGTTGCGCAGGGCGGTAAACATCGATTCAAATGCAGGAGGATCAGGACGTAGAGTGCATCCTGCATCGGCGTAGACGAGTATGTCGTCCTCTTCCATCTCCCGTAACGTTTTCCAAGTTAAATAGGATTTCCAAATCCAATAACCATAGCCACGCGGGTTGGACTCGACAAATGCATGGTGCTTTTCCCAAAATTCGGGCATGGCTTTTAATTCATCTTCTGTAACACATACCACTGAAGTAAACGGAAGTGCTTCTGCTTGCGCACGGATTCTCGCTAATGTATTTGTATACGACAAGGACCCGAAGGTTAGAAACGTGGGCATTTTTTTAATGAAAAGATCTTTTAACAAAGTAAATTAACGGTAAATCGGTTTAAACAGGGCTACATGCATGAAAGTAATGTTTTTGCTGAAAGCGGAATCGTATGATAGTGACGCTCCCTTGTATACACGGTTGCGTGACGACGATACGTTGATTGTTCCCGAAGCTCGAGTAGGCAAAGACTACTTTCGGACAGGTATCTACGAACGCGGCTACATTCAATGGGCCTGCAGCAATTATGCTCGCCCCGACAAGGACATTCTTGACATTGGAGCGCACATTGGATTGTATACGGTGGAGCTTGCGAAAAACGCAAAGCGAGTTCATAGTTTTGAGTGCAGTCCTAAAAGCTATAATTACCTTTGCGCAAACGTAGCTCTTCGCGGTCTTAGTTATAAGGTGACGACGTATCCGACAGCGCTGAGCGACGCGATAGGCCGCACCCCGTACTACATTCGAGATGCGGGCGATGGAGGTGGTAACGGAATTAGTTATTTTCCGCTACAAGACAGCGAAGTCGCTACCATTGAGGTGCCGATGACGACGCTGGATTCGTACGGGTTGACGAACATAAACTTTATTAAGATTGACGTGGAAGGGCATGAAGAAAAGGTGTTGCGCGGAGGGACTGAAACCATTCGGAACAACGGGTTTCCGCCTATTTTGCTAGAGTCTTGGCCAGAGCGCATGAGGAGCGTTCCCGCCAAAGAGTTGCGCGCGAGTTTGTTTGCGTTTTTAGAGTCTTTGGGGTATAAAATCGTTCAGGTGCAGGGAGGAACGGACGACATGTTTTTAGCAACCAAGGTCTAATTAGGAAAAGTAGTTAAGGCATAAATCGTAGAACTAAAAAAAAATGCGGTTCGTGCAAATAGGGAATCCACATTTGAGTTGTGAGGCTTCCTTTCAGCGAGGCTGCCGCCTGTTTGGAATCGAATACGAAAAAGTAGAAGATGTATCCCAGATTCATGGGACCCCCGATTTAATTTGGGCTCCGCTAAAATGGATTGACATCGACCAGTTCAAATGTAAAATTTTGTTCGGACCGCAGTTTTTCGTATTTCCAACTGCTCACTGTGAATTGGTGACAAAATCAGATCAGTGTGTGTACAACTGTTTAAGTGAATGGAACAAGGTCGTGCACGAAGAATTTCTGCCCAATCCAGGAATTCCGTATGTGTGCATACCATTTGGTATCTACATGCCGCCACTGTCTACTAAACCGCGCACCAAGGTGGTTGTTTATTACAAGCTACGCCCCCCAAAAGATTTGGCGGTGGTGGTCGATTTATTGTCGCGCAGAGGAATTCCGCATACGATGGTTATGTACGGGAAGTACCGAGCTGAAGACTATGCTGCTCTTTTGGACGAGAGCAAATATATGGTGGTTGTGGATCGCCACGAGTCTCAAGGATATGCGCTACAAGAGGCGATGGCGCGCAATGTCCCTCTATTGGTGTATGATGTCACCACGATGAAGGAAGAGTATGTGGGGATTTTTCCTTACCAGGGGTACAAGGAAGCCCTGAAAGCGACTGCAGTGCCATATTGGGATTCGCGCTGCGGAGAGCGTACGGTAGAGGCGGCCGAGTTGAACGATAAGTTGACGCTTCTCGAGTCAAGACTTGATTCCTATGCGCCGCGCGAATTTATCGAGGAAACTCTTTCAGACGCATCGTTTCAAACCATAGTTGATTTTGCTAAGTAATCCGAACATGGAGGCCGCATATTTTATTTTTTCGCACGTCTTTTCGTGATTTTAAAAAATTGTGTAAAATTACAACTTCATACGATGAGCGTCATTCGTCCACCGTTCGAAGCGCAGGTTCGGGGGACGTGCTTCATGTGCTGGGAAAAACGCCAGTGCATGAAGGTGGGGCCAACGGAGAGTACGCGCGTGTGCGGCGTTTGCTATTCGCATCCGTGCTTTGAAAGCTTGTTGGATGATATATTTGAAGCTTACGCGAAGGAGGTGGATGCGCGCATTGACGCCGAATACGTGGAGATACAAAAATAAGTTTTTTTACTTTGTAAGTACATGTCCATTGTTGCTCTCAAGAACAAGGCGCGTGCTATGTATGATTCGCATAGTCGTGGAACGGATGGGTTTTCCCTGAACGGGAAAGCTAGATTTACATCGGGAGTAGGGCAAAATTTAGGCAAATCTGTGACGCGCACACCATTCAAAGGGGCAGAACCAGCAGGGCATGGCGGGGGGAAACGGTGTCGCGTAGGAGGGATACATGCGCGCGAAAACCATTGCAATGGGTCGCCCTACTTGCGCTTTGTAGCCAATTCGGGTACATGTTTGACTCGACAGGTGTTAGTCAAGCATTCGGTCATGAATACGTCGGGTATGATTCAGGAGCGGTTTATGGGTATTTTACACGGGACATACCCTAAGACGTGGGTACAGCCACCGCTACTAAGCAATTCTAGCTACCAGGAAAAGCATGCGGCGGAGGAAGTGAGGTGCGCGACCACGACAAAAACCACGGAATTGGTATGGCCTCCGTGCGGGCCCTATGCAAAACCCGTGAAACCCGAAACAACCGAAGAGCATTTAAAAAAACTAACAGCGCAATGCAAAAATCCTTCGTGCGAGCAAGTGCCGTTTCCGATTCCTTTTAGCAGAGTAAGCGGATGCAATTCGTTTTATTTAACATGGCAGGAAGCTCAAAAGGCGGGACTGCTATGCGCGACCTACAAAGGCTAGTAGCGCGCTGTCAAGCAGTTTATTCTGTTCTCTGAGATAACATAATTCATGATTTCGCTCTTTGCGAATGCGTGCAGAGCAGATGCGTTTGCGTTCTTTGCGCTCTTCGGGAGTCGCTTTTCGCCTTCCCTTTCGGGATGTTTTGGGAGGCGGATCTAAGGGGACGAATGGTGAAGGAATAAAGAAACCGTGCTCTTTTGCCACGCGCAACCGATGGCGCAGTTGATCCATAACCCCCATAG